GAAGCCTCGCCACTCTTAACTCTTTTAAGGAATTCTTTAGTGACGAGGTTATGAAGCTCATTGAAGTTTTCTTCAGTTGCCTTTTTCATTAAGCTGACTTCTTGTTTGTTTTCTTTTTGACTTGTTTGATAGGTACTACTATATGTACATTACTACCATACTGCTGGTCTAAAGAATTAGCTCTTTTGTTAGCTGCTCCTGCAGTCTGTGCATTTGTTTTGATAATGTCACCATTTCTGGGATTTTTGATGTAAAATTTGGCTCCCATTTCAATTCTCTCCAGGGAATAGGTTCTTTCTTACTAGTGCTACTGCAGCATCATCGATGGTGTTGTCGGTAGACTTAGCATAAGCTTCTAAAAGGTCTACAACTAGTTTTTTAACTGATTTAGAACTCAAGAAGGTGAATAGAATTGGCTTAATTAGTAGCATCATTGTTTTCAGTGGTTATTGTTATTGGTTGTAAGACTATAGGAACGACATCATGACATAAATGCTCAAAATCAGAACCTTTACGTAAGGTAAAACCTTTCTTCATGAGGTTTGCACAGCGATCTACACGTGTTAATTCGTACTCTAGTCTAAGTGTTTCTTCTAACCGTCTAGCCATAGCCTTACATTGCTCTGTAATAGAGCCATCTAGAGGGAACATGAAGTTCAACTGACCTCCATAGTTCCATCCTCTAGCATAACTCTCAGGATCGTAAGGTTTATTTTCACTAGCTAGCCAGAAGGGTGAGAAAGTAAAGGTAGGACCGTTACAGGCTACCTGTTGCTTACCCATTGTCTGTCTACTTGGGGCACCATTGTTTTGGAATTGAACAGCTTGATTGGTCACATTACCTGTTGCTGTACTCGAAGGTGCCGCATTGTTATACGTATCATCCTCAGCTCTAACAGGTAAACCTATTGTGAGAAGGTAGATAAGGATGTAGTAGTAGCATTGGTTGTAATTGTTCTTGTTATAT